CCAGCGGCCATGCGTGCCGCATTAAACAGGCCGGACACATGGCTGCACCCGACCGATACAACGTCAGATCCGAAATTACCTCTTGCGAGGTGGGGGTCGTCCACACATGGCCGCTATATGCGCAACTGGCCAGCGCCATGAAGGGGGCGGCGCAAAAGCTTGGCGTAGCGATCACCTGGGGCGGCGATTGGCCGAGCTTTCCCGATGGCCCGCATTTCGAATTGGATCGGGGAAAATACCCATGATCGGCGCATTGCTGCCCGCGCTGGTGCCGATCCTGGGTGATGCACTCAAGCGGCTCTTTCCCGATGCCGAGGCACGACAGCGTGCCGAGGCGGAACTCAATGCTGCCTTGCTCGCGCGCGCGGGGGAACTGGAAAAGGCCGCCGCCGATATCATCAAGGCCGAGGCGCAATCAGAGCATTGGCTCGCTGCATGCTGGCGTCCGTTGATGATGATCACCTTTGGCTTGCTGATCGTACTGCGCTGGCTTGGCTGGTCCGCGCCAGGCATCAGTGAGGCTGAGGCGCTGAAGCTCTGGAACATCGTCGAGATCGGCCTCGGTGGCTATGTCATTGGCCGCTCCGCCGAAAAGACGCTGCCACGCATTGTCGAGGTGCTGAAACGATGAGCGCCTTTGGTGACGCCATGGCGAGCCTGATTGCTGATGCGCATCTCGGCGTGGATGCGCAGTATCGCCAGAGCGGCACTGGCGCGCCGGTCAGCCTGCGCGTGCTGCGTTCCTCGCCCGACCGCATGGCGGATGCTTTCGGCACGGAGGTGATCTCGGCCAGCGATATTCTCTCGCTCGCCATCGCCACCCTGCCTGATATCGCGGCGGGCGATAGTTTCTCAATCGGCGGCGAGGTGCTCACCGTCCGTCACGCCGAACGCGATGCCAGCGGCACGGCCTGGCGCGTCTTTTGTCAGCGATAGGCACGCGACATGAGGCTTGGCGCGCAGCTTGTCGGTGATCTTCGCAAGATGCTCGCCGAAGAACTGCGCGCGGGCGAACGCGCCGCCATGGCCGCGATCCGCGCCGAGACCGCCGAGGTCAAAGCCGAACTCCGCCAGCAGGTCACCACCGCCTTTGCCGGCAATGCGCGCGGCATCGCCAATGCCTGGCGGTCCATGGTGTTTCCGCGCACGGGTCAGTCGCTCCGGCCTGCCGGGCTGGTATTCACCAAAGTCCCCAAGGTGATTGATGCTTTTGAGCGCGGCGCGCTGATCCGCGCCAAGGGAGGGCGCAAATTCTTAGCTATCCCGACAGGCTTTAACGCCGCACGTGGCAGGCGCGGGCGGGGCGAGAAAGGCATGCGCGTGACGCCAGCGCAGATGGTGGCCTCGGGCCAGGCGTTTCTACGGCCCTTCAGATCGGGGCGCGGATTTGTTTGGTGCCTGCCACTCCGCGCCGGGGAACAGACCGGGCGGCGACGGCAGCGCCTTCGTTTGATTGCCGGGGGTGTCACCGAGATCGGCACCGCTCATCGCCGAGGGCGGGAGGCCTGGGCGCGCGGGCTGCTCGCGCGCGGCATGGTGCCGATGTTCCTGCTGCTGCCGCAGGTGAAGCTCACCAAGCGGCTCGACGTAAAGGGCGCGGCGGAGCGTGGCCTGCGCCGTCTGCCCGGGCGTTTTGTGGCGGCCTGGGCCGCCGAGGCAGGGAGACCGCGATGAGCCTGCGCGAAGCCGCCCTGACCGCCCTGTTCGCGCGCCTGAACGCCAACCTGGCCGCGCGCAACCCTGCGCCCGTGATACGCCGCAATGAAACCGTACCGCAGCGCCTGCCCCAAGGTGGGCTGGTGGTGCTGCGGGATGGGGAGAGTGTGGCGGAAACGCCCATACTCTCGCCACTGGCCTTTGCCATTGAACACCGCGCGGAGATTGAAGTGCTGGCGGCGGATAATGCGCTGCTGGATGCGCTGCTGGTTGCCATCGCCGCCGCCATCACCGCGGATCCCATGTTGAGTGGCGCGGTGGAATGGGCGCAGCCCGGCAGCGCGGATATCGAGGATGTTGAATTCGAAGGCGCGGCCAGCGCGCGTGCTGCGAGCCTGCCTGTCACCCTGTTCTTCACCGCCACCGGCTCACCGCTGGCCTGATCGCCCTCCAGGAGAAACCCCATGCCCCGTGCCATTGGCGCGAATGCGCGCCTGCTCATGATTCCCGAGGCCAGCTATGGCACTGCGCCAAGCGGTAATTGGCGGCGCATGCCCTTTCTGTCCTGCAATCTGGGGGCGGAGCAGCCGCTGCTGGATGCGGATGTGATTGGCATTGGCGGCAATCGTGACACTGGCGCACCGCTATTGGATACGGTCACGGTGGCGGGCCAGGCGGTGGTGCCGATTGATCTGATCAATTTCGGGCATTGGCTGCGCTTGCTATTCGGTCCCCCGACCACGAGCGGCACCAGCCCGAATTTCATCCATAGCTTTGCCTCGGGCCTTGCGGCGCTGCCTTCCAACAGTATTGAAATCGGCTATCCCGATGTGCCGAATTTTGATGTGTGCACGGGCGTGCGCGCTGATACGCTGGAGATGGATTTCACACCCACCGGTGCTGCCAGTGCGACGATTGGGCTGCTGGGCCAGGGTTCGCTACGCGGTGCGGCGAGTTCCGGCGGCACGCCAAGCGGTGCGGCGTTTACCGCCTTCAACAAGGCGCAGGGTTCCATCACGCGCGCTGGTTCCGCGCTAGCGCAGGTGACCGGCGCGCGGCTCAGCTTTTCGAATGGCATGGAGACAGTGCGCACCATCCGCGCTGACCGGAAGGTGGAGGGTGTGGACCCCGGCATTGCGCGCTGCACCGGGCAAATCACGGTGCGGTTTGAGAATACGTTGCTGCTGACGCAGGCGCAGGGCGGCACGCCAGCGGAATTCGCCATGGCTTTCACCGTGGATGCCAATCGCAGCCTGACGATCACGCTGCATGAGGTTTATCTGGCGCTCGCCAAGACCCCGATCGAGGGGCCGGCTGGCGTGGAGGCCAGCTTCGATTTCCGGGCTGCGTTCAACGCGACGGCAACGCGCATGATGACGGCGGTGCTGCGGAACCAGCAGGCGGGGAGCGAGTATGCGTGAGCCTGATGACCGGCATCGAGAGTCTGCTTTGGGTGGAAACGAAACCTTCGCTTACTGGCCCAAAGCTTCCATCACTGTTTATCGGCGCATGGGCCTGATCACCGAGGAGCAGATTCACGCCCCCATAGCAGACGGCGGGATCTGCACCTTCCGCCTGATTGCGCCGGGAGGGCGGTGGTAAACCTCAGCGAAGACGGCGTTGAAACGTCGCAGGCTGCCGAAGCCCGCCTGCATCGCGATTTCGGTTATGGTGAGATCGGTCCCATTCAGTAAGCGCTTGGCCCGCTGAACCCGAGCTGTCCTTCCAACGGCCGTTGGCGTAGCCCCCAGGTGCCGCACGAACAATCGCCTGAGATGCCTTCCTGTTATTCCCAGACGGGTGGCCAATCTTTCGACGGAAGCCCCGTCACCATCCAGCGCTCCATCTTCGACGATCAGCCTGAAGGCCCGCTCCACCGTAGTCAGGGTGCCCTTCCAGGCAGGGGAGAACGGTGCCGCCTCGGGCCGGCATCGCAGGCAAGGCCGGAATCCCGCGGCCTCGGCCGCAGCAGCACTCGGTAGAAACTCGACGTTGTGACGAAAAGGGAGGCGCACCGGGCAAACGCAGCGGCAATAAACACCCGTGGTCCTGACGCAAATGAAGAACGCCCCGTCAAAGACGGGGTCGCGTTGTGCCCAGGCTCTTTCCCATATCGTCGCTTCGTCTGTCATGTGCGTATTCTACAACATCAAGGTTGGGCAAAAAAGGACGAGGTCCGATTCCGGCGAGGCACGATCGACCTGATGCGCGATCCATGACGCGTCATCACCACAAGGTCCCGCCGAATGTCCGAAGCTCGCAGCATGCGCCTATCCGAATGGGGCCTGCTCGGCTTCCTCTCGCTTCTGTGGGGCGGTTCATTCTTCTTTTCCAAGGTGGCCCTGTCTGAATTTCCGCCCCTGACCGTGGTGTTCGCGCGGGTCAGCATCGCTGCTGCTGCCCTATGGCTATACCTCCGGCTACGAGGCATTCCGGTCCCGACCGCTGCGAGCACCTGGTGGGCCTTCCTCGGCATGGGGCTGTTGAACAGCCTCATACCCTTCACGCTGATCTTTTGGGGGCAGACCCTGATCGACAGCGGCCTTGCTTCCATCCTCAACGCCACCACGCCAGTATTTTCCATCTTGGTCGCCCACTTCTTGACCCGCGATGAAAAGCTTTCCGTCAACAAGTTGGCGGGAGTTGCGCTTGGGATCGCAGGCGTCACCGTTCTTCTTGGCGGGCAGACTTACACGGGATCAGATGGCGCGCTCTGGGGTGTCCTGGCCTGCATGGGGGCTGCGCTGTCCTATGGCTTCGCCAACACCTTTGGCCGCCGCTTCAAGCGGATGGGGATCGATCCCGCCGTAGGCGCCTTCGGGCAGATCGCAGCCACGATGATCATGGCGCTTCCTCTGGTGCTGGTGATCGACCAGCCCTGGCGGCTCAATGCACCCGGGGCGGCTGTGTGGGGATCATTGGTCGGGTTGGCGCTCCTCTCCACGGCTCTGGCCTACATCATCTTCTTCCGATTGATTGCGACAGCCGGGGCAACAAACACGTCGTTGGTCACCTTGCTGATTCCGGTAAGCGCAATCCTGCTGGGTGCGAGCTTTCTGGATGAACGGCTCTCGACGCCGCAGCTCGGCGGAATGGTCCTGATCGGGCTTGGATTATTGGCATTGGACGGACGAATCTTCCGTCGTCCTAGCTAGCGGCCGCTTTGCATCACGATCAGCCCGTATCGGATATCTGGTCGCCGCCAAGTAACGACGGCAAGTCACGCGCGCTGTGCAGAACCCGCAGGATGACAGCTCGACCCCGAGCAGTCACCTCGTAGGCCAGGATGAAGGGAAAGCCGCGCACGACCAGGATCCGAATGGGTGGCGGCGCCAGTTCGGGTCGTTCTGGTCCCACCAGCGGCTGATCGCCCAGCAGCCGGGATGCAGTCCCCACGGCATCCCGGAACCGGATCGCTGCACCCGGGTTCTCCTGTCGTAACCACCGGCGCGCTTCGCGGAACTCCCGGAGCGCTGCCGGGGTGAATGTAGCCGGAGGCCTCAGGACGCGGTCCGGCGGGCCGCCTCATCGGCGCGCGCATCTTCGGCCTCATCGGCGTCAATCGCGGCCATCACGTCATCAAGCTCGATGTAACCGTCGCGTTCGGCTTCCTCACGCGCGGCATCGAGCGTCGCGATAAAGGCGGCCCGCTGCTTCTCGCGTTCGCGCAGCAGCGTCAGCGCGGCGTCCATGACCTCCTCCACGTCGCTGAACCGTCCCGAAGCCACGCATTGCTCGGCAAACGCTTCCAGTTCGGGCTTTCGGCTGGCCTTTCCCATCGCGGAACTCCTTTCACCTGGCCGGCCGCGGGGGCCGGGCATCACCTGTTCTGGAGGCACATATAGCATGCTCACCCTTGACCTTCCCACAGAGCCATACTGGCTCGCCCTCCCACGCGGCGTCCGCGTAGAAATCCGCCCGGTCACCACCGCCGTGATGGCCGCCGCCCAGGCAGCCTCCGCCCGTCGCCTTAGCGCGCTCCGTGCGGCAGAGCCAGACCTCGACCCCGACATGGCCCGCGGCCTGGCCTTCGCCTATCTGGTCAAGGCGCTCGCCCGCCACGCCGTCACCGCCTGGGAAGGCATCGGCGATACCTCCGGCAAGCCCCTACCGCTCTCCCCCGATGCGGTCGAGCGCCTGATGGATCTGGATGACATCGCCGCCGCCTTCTGGGACCGCGCAACCGCCCCCGTCGCCACCGTGGCCACCGAGGGAAACGGCTAAGGGCCCGCGCCGCATGGCATTTCGGCAGCGGGCCCGAATATTGTCACGGCTGCGCGGCCATCGCGCGCGATTGCGGCGATAGCTGTCCTTACAGCGAACACGCGCCGCTCAGTGTGGAGGCTCATGCCTGCTGGGCCGCCGGCACCGCCTGCGCTGAGGCCGGCATGGCCGGCATCACCCTCAACATCGCCAATGCCCTCGCCGCCGCGCGTGATCTCGGTGCGCAGGGCTGGGCTGCTTCGGAAATGCTGATGGCGATGCGTATCGGCATGGCGGAAGGCATCGCCACTCGCGGCAGGGAGGAAACGCCCCATGGCTGACGCCACCCGCCGCGTGTCGGTGCGCCTTTCCTTGGACGACGCCGCACGCGTAAAACAGGAATTGCGTGAGGTCGGTGAAACCGGCCAACGCTCCCTCGCGCGTATTCAGGGCGGGGCGGAACGGGCGTCTCGTGCGTTGGATTTGCTGGATATCGCCGTGCGCGGCGTGCAGATTGCGGGCTTGGCTGCCGGGCTGCGCGCGGTGGTGGTGGCCGGCGATGCGCTGACGCAATCCATGGGGCGGCTGAATACCGCGCTCGGTTCTATCGAACGCGCCGGGGAAATCTATGACCGGCTCTATCAGGATAGCCTGCAAACCGGTGTCGCGGTGCGTGAAAGCGTGGATGCCGTCGCGCGGTTTTCCATCGCCGCGCGGGAAATTGGTGCCACTTCGGATCAGGTTGCAACTCTGGTCGGCGGCTTGCAGCGCATCGCCATCGCCTCGGGCGCCTCGCAACAGGAAATCTCCTCCGCCACCCAGCAGCTGGCCCAGGCCCTGGCATCGGGCACGCTGCAAGGCGATGAACTGCGTTCCATCCTGGAAAACCTGCCGACCCTTGCGCAGGCGCTCGCGCGCGAGCTTGGCGTTTCCATCGGTGAACTCCGCAAGCTCGGCTCCGAGGGCAAACTCACCGCCGATACGGTTTTCCCTGCACTGCTGGGCGCCGTTGAAAAACTGAATGGCGAATTTGAACGTGCGCCACTTTCGGTGGGGCGTGCCTTTGGCCAGCTCACCGTCGCGACGGATCAATTCCTCGCCCGGCTGGATCAAGCCATCGGTCTTTCCAATACGCTGGCCCAGGCGCTGTCCGGCGCGGCGCGCGTGCTGGATGGCGTGCGGCGCGGCTCTGGCCTTTTGCTGCCCACCGAGCAGGAGGCCGCGCGCCGTGCGGAGGCCGCGGCACTGCGCTCGCAAATCGCCCGGCTTGAGGCTGAAATCGAAGGCCAAAGCCAGCCCACCGAACCACGGCGCGGCACCATCCGCAGCGGCTTGGTCGGCACCGCGCAGCAACAGGCCGGGGTGGATCGCGCCGCCCGGCTGGAGGAATTGCGCCGCCAGTATCAGGAACTCTCAGAGGAAATCACGCGCGGCGAACAGACTGCCGGCGAGAGGCAGCAGCGCGAGGCGGAAAGCGCCGCTGCCCAAGCCGCCGATGCACGCCGCCGCCGCGCCGGTGCGGATGCCGAAGAATTGCGCCGCGCGCTCGATGATCGCTTTCGCATCAATAGCGAATATGAGGACCGCGTCCGCCGCCTGCGTGAGGCCGAGGCCGCCGGTGGCCTCACCGCCGCGGATCGCAGCCGGCTTGAAACCCTGGCGCTGCAAGAACGCGATGAGGCGCTACGCCGCATTGAAGGCACCACGCGCCGTGTGGCCGCCATCCCACCCGCTGATCGCGCGGCGGAACGTGAGTTGAATGATCTGCTCCGCGAACGCGAAAGGCTGATCCTGGATAATGAGAATGCCTATGAACGCTATCAGCGCCGCCTGGAACGGCTTGGAGATTTGGCGGAGCGTGCCGAGCGCGCTGGCAGGCCCATCCCCACCGAGACCATCGCCCGCGAAGGCGAACGCGCGCTGAACGAATTGGAGGAGGCAGAGCAGCGCATCAAGCGCAGCACGGAAAATACCCGCGACGCGGCACGGGAATTGGGCTTTGCGTTTTCCTCGGCCTTTGAGGACGCGATTGTGCGCGGCGCCAGGCTGTCTGAAGTACTCAAGGGCCTCTTGCAGGACATGACGCGCATCATCGCCCGGCGCACCATCACAGAACCCTTGGGCAATGCGGCCTCAGCCGGGCTTTCCAGTATTGGCGCGGGGAATTGGCTGAATGATATCGGCACCGCCATTGGCGGCTTGTTCCGCGCCGATGGCGGCCCGGTGGCGGCGGGGCAGCCCTATATCGTTGGTGAACGCGGGCCGGAATGGTTCGTGCCGCGCCAGACGGGCACGGTGCTGCCCAACGGCAGCGCGCCGGGCGGCACCACGATCAATACCTCCATCGCGATTGATGCGCGCGGCGCGGATGCGGGGGTTGAGGCGCGGCTGCGCATTTTGGCCGGGCAGATTGCGCGGCAGTCATCAAGCATGACGCTGGATGCCATTCGGCGGGGCGGCAGCGCTTATGAAACAGTGCGGGGATAGCAGCCCATGGTCGAATATGCCTGGCCCGAGATACTGCGCCCGACGCGGCTGACATTCTATCTGCAGCACAACACCACGCGCTTTGTCTCGCCCATCACGCGGCAGGCGCAGGTGCTGCGGCGTGAAGGTGCGCGCTGGGTGGCGCAGGCGAGCTTTGATCCTTTGGACCGTGTGCGTGCGGGCATTCTGGAAGGATTGCTGGCCGCGCTGGGGGGATCGCTCAATACCGTCAGGATCTATGATTGGCGGCGGGAATTCCGCAGTGGCGATCCGCGCAGCCAGGGCCAGGTGCCAAGCGGGCCATTCTCCTTCGATGATGCGACGATCTTTACCGATGGCACCGGCTTTGTTGTGGGATCGGGAAACCCGGCGCTGGCCACCGGCGCGCCGCGTGGGGCGCTATCGATCCAGACGCAGGGTTGGTACCCCAATGCCATCGCGATTGGTGCTGGCGATATGATCGGCCTTGCCGGGCGGCTTTATATCGCGACCGAGGCGATCACCGCATCCGGTACCGGCACTGCCACCATTCCTATCGCGCCACCCTTGCGAGAGGCGCTGCTGGTGAACCAGCCGTTGGTCTTGACCAAGCCCACCGTGCCGATGCGCCTTGTCTCCGATGATGAGGCCGCCAATCCAACGCGGCCTGGGCGTTTCACGGCGATCACCATCCGGCTTGAGGAGGCGTTGTAATGTCCGGCACCACCCCATCACCGCGCCTGACCCCCGCTGCCATTGCGGCGGCGGCATCACCCATCGCGGCGCCTGTTGTGCTGGTGGAGCTTGATTTCGCATCAGGTTTTTTCAGGGCCTGGACGGGGATTGGGCCATTGCATTGGGCGGGCAAGGTGTTTGAGGGGCTGGGTGCCATTGGTGCCGTCAGCGAAATTGAGGAAACCGTCGAATTGCGCGCGGTGCGGTTGACGCTCTCGCTTTCACCTGTGCCGCAGGATGTGGTGGATATCGCGCTGGCGGAGCGCAGCTTTCGCCTGCGCCCGGCGCGGCTTTGGGGCGTGCTGCTGGATGCCGAGGGCGCTTTTGTCGCTGATCCATTCCCGCTTTGGGCGGGGCTTATGGATGTCATGGAAGTGACGGATGGAACCGAGGCGCGCATTGCCCTGACCTGCGAAAGCCGCCTGGTTGATTTGGAACGCGCCGAGGTGCGTCGTTACACGGATGCGGATCAGCAGGCGGAATATCAGGGCGACCGGTTCTTCGAATATGTGCCCGCCCTGCAGGAGGCCGAGATACGCCTGCCGGCGCAGTGATGCGGCGCAAGGATTGGGCAACGCGGCTGGCGGCATTGCTGTCGGCGGCGGAAGCACGCCCCTTTCACGCACGGCAGTGGAACTGCGCCAGCTTCGCGCTCGCCGCTGTTGAGGCCGTGACGGGCAATCGGCCCAGCGTGACTGTGCGGCCCTGCCTTGCGGCATCGGCGGATAGCGCTGGCTTTCCACGTATCGCACCCGCCTTTGCGCGGGCGGGCGATATCGTCCTGGCCGGTGATCCGCCGCGCCTTGGCGTGGTGGTCGAAGCCGGGCGCGCGGCTTTCGTCGGGCCACGCGGCCTGACCACGGCGGCAATCACCGAATGCAATACTGCCTGGAGGATTGGCTGAATGCCCGTCGCCATCCCGATCATCGCCGTCGCCGTTGGTGCGGTGGCCTCAGCGGCTGTGGGCGGGGGGATCATCGGCGCGCTGGTTGGCGCCGGCACTGCCTTTGCCATTACCAGCGTTGGCGGTTCCGTCTTTCCCTCGCGCCCACCCTCCGCCCCCGCTATTCCAAGCCGCGCGGTCGATAATACCACCGCCCCGGGCGCGGGGCGCACGCAATCCTTTCGCCAGCCGCTAACGGAACACCAGATCGTCTTTGGCCGCTGCAAGGTGGGTGGGCCCATCGTGTTCATCCACTCCGCGACCGATGATCAGGGCCGCGCCGATGGGTATTTCTATGCTGTCGTCGTGCTGGCCGCGCATCGCGTGCACTCCATCGGCGATGTCTGGCTGGGTGATACGCTCGCGACCGATGCAAAATACAATGGGCTGGTGCGGATTGATCGCCATTTGGGCGCGGCGGATCAAGTGGCGAATGCGAACCTGATCGCCGAGACCGCTGGCAAATGGACCGCCAATCATCGCGGCCGCGGGCGTGCCTATGTCGCGGTGCGGCTTAAAATCACCGCCCAGGCCTTTCCCTCTGGCCCGCCGAACATTGCTGCCCTGGTGCAGGGCGCGAATAGCATTCTGGACCCGCGCACGAACACCACCGGCTGGTCGGACAATCCGGCTCTCTGCCTTGCCTGGTATCTCACCGCGCCCTTTGGCTGGAAGGCATCCTGGGATGATATCGACATCCCCGCTTTGATCGCTGCCGCCAATATCTGTGATGAGCTGATCGGCACGCGCGCTGGCGTCTATGAAAAGCGTTACACGGTCAATGGCCGTGTCTCCCTTGGCGAAGGAAAGATCGCCATTACTCGCAAGCTTGTCGCCGCCATGGCGGGCGCGCTGGTGGTCTCGGGCGGGCGGTTTTTTATCCATGCTGGCGGACCCGCGCTGCCTGTGACAACGCTCAATGCCAATGCGCTGCGCGGCGATGTCACCATCCAGGGCAGTCGCCCGCGACGGGATCTCTTTAATGGCGTGCGGGCTGTTTATGTGGACCCGGCGAAAAACTGGCAGCCGACCGATGCGCCGCCCTTGCTTGCCGCGAATTATGTCGCCGAGGATGGGGGGGAGGCGATTTATCGCAGCATGGAATTTCCGCTGACCACATCGGTCGCGACCGTGCAGCGCATCATGAAGGCCGAATTGGAACGCAATCGCCGCCAGCGTGAAGTGGCCTTTCCGGCCAATCTCTCCGCGCTGCGGCTGCGGCCTTGGGATAGCGTGACGCTGGCGCTTGACCGGCTGGGGCCATTCCCAGCGCGGGTGACGGGTTGGCGCCTTGCGCCTGATGGCGGCGTGGATTTGACCTTGGCCGAGGAAGATCCCGCGATTTGGGATTGGGACCCTGCCGTGGATGAACGCGCGACCGGCGATAGCCCATCGGTCGTTCTGCCCAACCCGGGCGTGATTGCCGCGCCGGCGATGATCAACGTGGAAACACCGGCGGGAAGAGCGTTCACAGCGCTCAGCCTTTCCTGGGCAGCGGTCGGCAGTGCGTATCTGTCAGGCTATGAACTGGAATTCCGTCCTGCCTCTGTTGCCGCCTGGCAGGGCTATGGTGGGGCGCTGAGTGCCACCGCGGCCTCTATCGCCACCAGTGAGCCGACGGCGTTCCGCCTGCGCGCCGTGGCCCGCAGTGGCGCGGTATCCGGCTGGCAGGAGGCTGCCATTCCAGGCGGCGTCACCGCAGCAGCAGCGCTTGGCATTGCCGGTGGTGTCCGGCTTTCGGGAATTCTCCCGCCAGAGGTCACGCGCTTGCAGGTGTTTGAGGCGAGCAGCGCCAATCTTGCCCAGGCCGTAAAGCTTGCCAGCGAACCGACAGCGCTACCCTGGGATCGTAACGGCCTCGGCACCGGGCAAGCCCGCTGGTATTGGCTGCGCTCTGTCTCCGCCGAGGGCAATGTCTCCGCGCTGATTGGGCCAGTCACCGCTACCGCAAGCTAGGGTCACTGCCATGGCCGCACGCATCGATGATCTGCTGGTGCTGGGGCAGAATATCTCGAAGACCGATCTGGCAAAGTATCTGCGTGATCGTGAAGCGGTGCTACCTTTTGACTTCGGCGGGCTTGGCGATGGTGCGGCGAATGATCGTGCGGCCATCCAGGCCTGTTTTGATCGCGCGGCGGCCGATAAGAAATTCGCTGTCATCCCACCCGGCACCTGGCGTGTGGATGCTGGTGTCACGCTTGGCGGTGGCGCGCGCGGGCTGATCATGCAGGGGGTGATCCAGTACACCGGCGCCACAAATGCGCCGGCTACCGTGCTGACGCTGGGCGATGGTGGCGCCACCCGCAATGGCGAAAGGCTCTATCTCGGCCTGCAAGTCACGCGGCAAATCCAATCCGATTGGCTGAGCGAGAATGATATCGGCATCCTGGCGCGCAATCTGGATTCCTCGCTGATTGATCTGCGGCTCGTGTCAGGTTTCACCATTGGGCTGCGCACACTGGGCGATGGGCGCGGCTTTGAGGACAGCACGCTGCTCCTGGGGCGCATCCTCAATAACCGCTACGGGCTTGATGCACATGCCGTGACGGCGACCGCCTGGAATACCTCCATCCGCTATTATGGCGGGCATTTTGCCTGCGGCACGGGCATCAATCCGGCGATTGATCGCTTTGGCGTGCGTTTCTCGCGCGGTGCCGCGGATGCCTATAACAACCATAATCGCCATGTCTTTGACGCGCCGAATTTCGAGCTGCGTCAGCTTGAGCCGAATATCGCCATTCCCTTTTTGAATGAGACAAACGGCACGGCCATCATCGCGCGCAATATGCGAATGGAGGGGTGTTCGCCCTTTGCCGCGCGGCACACGGCCGCCGCCACAGATTGCGAATATGATGTGGCCTGGGCGCAGAGCTATTCGATTGGCGTGGACTATACCCCAAGCGCCACCCGCGCCGGCAATGCCGTATTCAACCGCCACCGCGCGCCGACATCGCGCCTCACGCGGTTGCTGGCGCATATACCGAATATCCGCGCCGCCGCCTTTTGGCAGAGCAGCACGGAGATTGGCGTGGAGGGCGCCTGCATCATCGCCACCTCCACCACCACCGAGACCACCATGGCGGCGCTATCCTGGAATGGGCTGAATGGCATCACCGCCACCGCGCGGGGCCTTCTGCTGAACCCCAATCGCGGCATCGGCTTTGTCGTGCAAACCACCCACGCCAAGGAATTCGCGTTGGCGCATTGGTTGGTGGGCGGCGCCGATGGCGGGCGGCTGTGTCTGCGTTGCTTTGATGGTGCGGGCATTGTGCGCGAGAACATCCCCGGCGATGCGCTGGCATCCGGCACGACGCTGCAATGGGCGCCGACCTCCAAAACCTGGCAGGCGGGCGCAGTGATGCAGGAGAGTGACCTGAACCGCCGCCAGACGGTGCGCTTTGGGCCGGAGGTAGCCTTTGCGCAGATCGGCATCATCGGCTTTGACGGGCAGATTGAGCTGGAGGCGCTGCGGCTTTACGGCCTGCCGGAGGACGCGCCGGCAATCCTGTCCGGCTGTCCCGCACTACCCGCGGGTGGGAGGACGCTGATGTTCTCCGCCAGTTGGGATCTGCCGAGCATGCCGCCTGGGGCGACAACGAATGCTGATGTGACGGTGCCCGGGGCGCGGCGTGGGGATTTCGCAGATGCGTCGCTTGACACCAGCAGTATTGCCTTTGTGCTGGATTGCCATGTCTGGTCGAATGACAAGGTGCGCGTAACAGCGCGGAATGTCAGCCTTTCCACGGTGGATCTACCAGCGGCGGCGCTGCATGTGCAGGTGGTGAAGCGGCGGGTGGGGTGACGCGCTGCATGCCCCTGGTTAGGACGCTGCCATCAGCCGGGACAGCCTGCCGCTGTCGTCGCGCGGGTTCAGGGTGGTGGAGAGGGTGTGAGGGATGCGGTTGGACAGCACCGCCGCTTGATGCATCACCAAAACGCAGCTTAACCTTAACCCACTGATGGGCCAGATACGCCACCTCCCCTTACGCAAACATGCTCTCAGCCCTGGGTGGGCCTCGAAATTCCCGAGGATTTGCGGGCTTTTCGCCAGAAACCTTGATGGTGCGATAGCGGAATGGTCCGGCTTTTTTTCGCCGAATCGCGGGGATCTTTCCAACGATTGAGGGTTGGCCGATTTTCCAACAAGGTTTAACGCATTGATCTGAAATGGTTTTTGGCTATGCTGCGGTGCGGCGTGGTTGGGAAATGGACTGGTGGGGCGGTCACCTCGTCTCAGCCAACAGCCGTAGATGACGTAGCGCCTACACGGGTCGCAATCATCCGTTTTGAACCCGCACAGCAGGCCCTTGATACCTTTGCGTCGCAAGCTTACCGAGATGCCCGAAAAATCGGTGAGCTATCGCACTGGCACGAATATATAGCCAAGGCCGCGCACAGTACGGATCGCCTCCGGGTGCTCCGGGTCGATTTCTATCTTCCGACGCAGTCTTGTGATGCGCAGATCGATCGCGCGGTCAAAAGGCTCAGCCTCGCGATGACTGGTTGCTTCCAACAGCCAGTCGCGTGCCAGCGGTCGCCCGGGATTCTCCGCAAAAAGTCGCAGCAGGTCGAATTCACTCGCGGTTAGTCTTTCCTCTGTCCCGTCATCGGCTACCAGCACGCGGCGTTGCAAGTCCAGCAAACGCCGCCCCATCCGCACGCGCCCGCCAGTCGGCATGGATGGGCCACTACCAGCGCGGCGCAGTACGCTCTTGACCCGCGCCAGCAACTCGCGGGGGTCGAAGGGTTTTGGGATGTAATCATCCGCGCCAGTCTCAAGCCCGACCACGCGGTCCACAGTATCGCCCGAGGCGGTCACCATGATGATGCCGACTTTCGGAAGCCGTTCTCTCAGGTGGCGCGCCAAGCTGAACCCGTCCTCGCCAGGCAGGCCTAGGTCGAGCAGTACTAGGTCTGGCGGCTCCCCGCCGATGGCACGCCGCAGTGCCGCGCCATCGGGTAGGCCAATCGCCCGAAATCCCTGTCGCGAAAGGTACTCAGTCAGTAGCTGGCGTTGCGCTGCCTCATCTTCCACCACCAGTACCAGCGCGGACATGCGGGAAACTCCTTCAGCAGCCATGACGATACGAAATTATAACATCGCGCGCCGCTTCCAGGGCAGCAGGCAGGACGACGGCCAGAGCCCTCAAGCCCTGAGCAGCCTCATTTTCGGCAGACGCGCGTTCCAAAACATCGGCAACCTCGGCAAGTGGGTTCGCGCCCACGGCGCGCGCGACACCCTTCAACCGATGCGCTTCATTGCGCAGGCGGGCCCAGTCAGCATGAGATACCGCCTCCTGCAGCGCCGGTGCGGCGGCTTCTGCCGTTTCAACAAAGCGGTCAAGCAGATCAGCCATGGCCAAGCGATCCTCACCAAACCAGGCTTCAAGGACACTGCGGTCCAGCGCTCCGTCCTGCTGCAGTAGAGGCTCCGGCACCGCGTCTGCTGCCGCGCACACCGGCAGCCAAGCCACCAGTACCTCACGCAGTCGCGCGATAGTCACGGGCTTGGTGAGATAGCCATCCATCCCGGCGGCAATGCAGCGCTCTGCCTCGCCCTTCATGGCGTTCGCAGTGACCGCGATGATGGGCAGGCGCAGCGTATTCGGGCCTTCCATTGCCCGAAGTGCTGCCGCCAGCGCATAGCCATCCATACCTGGCATGTGAATATCCGCCATCAGCGCGGCATAGCCGCCGGCGCGCAGGCGGCCGAGCGCCGCGTGACCATCTTCCACGGCATGAGCCTCAATACCCAGCAGCTCAAGCTGGCGGACCAGCACGGCGCGGTTCACGGGGTGGTCATCCACCACCAGCACGCGCTGCCCACGCACCGACGCATTGGAGGTGGCTGGGCTTGCGGGCATGGTCGGGGCGGATGCTGCTGGCGGCGCAGCACGCAGTATCAGCGTCACGGTGAAGGTCGTACC